TCTTTGGATAATGTTTTAGATAGTGTCTACGATATTTATTATAAAGACTGGCCACAACAATATATCATTGACCGCGGACCTGTGATGACAAAAGAAAACTTAGAACTCATGCAGAAACATTTTAAACGCCCTTTTAAATGTATCGTATTGCTTAGAGATCTAATGGATGTACTGGCTTCTTATATGAAATGGTACACAGAAAACCCTGACTCATTTGTAAATAAATTTAATCTCAAAGATGATGATGAAAAGTTAGGCAAGCTTATGAGCGATCGCGGTGCAGTTGCTAAAGAACTTAAAGCGATTCAAAATTCTTTTAATTATAAAGACCAGTGTTATTATTTAAAGTATGATGATCTAGTTAGTAATCCTGAACACTCTATTAAAGAAGTATATAAATTTTTAGATATTCCTTATTACCCACATCAATTTCAAAACTTACAACAGATTAATATTAACGGCCTAGGATATAATGATGGAATCACTGGAAAAAATATGCATACTATACGAAATGAAATTAAGAAAGAATACAATCCCTACATTGAAAAAATACCACAAAGAATAAAGGATAAATATGGACACATTAGGTTTTAAGTTTATATTTTTAGGACAAACTGTTTTAAGATACGAGGTTCCTTTAGATGTGTATAATATTATTAACCATATTTATGAAACAAATTTTCAAAAACTTCCACGGGCCAACAGACAACTCGTAGGAAAAATAGAGAAGGAACATTCTTTGTTCTATGGAGGTGAAGATAATAATAAAATGAAAAAACATAACTTACTACCTCAGAATGTATTGCAATGGTTTGAAAAAATGTTCACACATTATTTAGATTGGAATAAAATTAAAGAGTATAATATGCATTTAAATTCTGTATGGGTAAATCAAATGTTTGAACATGAATACAATCCAGTGCACGTGCACCAAGGAATGATGTTCACTGGGTTATCTTCAGTCATGATTTTAAAACTTCCTGAATCTTTTGGTGTAGAATATTCTTCAGCTGATAGCCCACAAAATGGTAGACTTCAGATACTAGGATCGGCCTCCGGTCAATTTGCAGCCATTGATTATCAACCAGATTTAAAAGAAAGAGATTTTTATATATTTCCTTATGACATGAGGCACACCGTGTACCCATTTAATGGACCGGGAATGAGGAGAAGTCTAGCAGCAAATATGGATGTGCAGTATGATCCAATAATGAATAGAGGAAGAAACTAATGTACGAAAATATGCATCTTACAGAACCTAAATGGAAAAGTTGGATCATTCAAACTACCACTCCATTATTTACACCTGATCAATGTAGAGAAATCATTGCAGCGGGGAGAGCACAGAAACCACAAACTGCACAGGTAGGAATGAATAAACCTGGGGGTGGAACAGATACTAAAAAAAGAATTACCACGATCGGCTGGATTCCGTTTAAAGAAATGGGACACATGTATCGTGATCTTTATACATTTATTACTAAGGCTAATGAAAATCATTTTGGATTTGGAGACATACGAATAACAGAAAACGCTCAGTTTACAGAATATCCTGAAGGAGGATTCTATGACTGGCATATGGATTGTGATGTGAACATGAGCCATGAACCTCCTGTTAGAAAAATATCAATGACACTTTTATTAAATGATCCAGCAGAATTTGAAGGAGGTCAATTAGAATTAATGGCTCCTGGTAAATTTGCAGACTTAAAACAAGGTCATGCAATTTGTTTTGCGTCCTTTTTAAATCATAGAGTCAATACAGTTAAACGAGGAGTAAGACAATCTCTTGTTGTTTGGTTCGGAGGCAAACCGTTTAGATGATTAGAGAAGAATTTTTTCCAACCAGTGTCTACGGCAAAGACATACAATTAGATAATAATAAACTAGCACAAGATATTATTAATTGGTCTAATCAAGATCCAGGAGTTAAAAAAACAAATTACAAAGGGTGGCATTCTAAAACGGATATGCACACCAAAGCAGAATACAAACCGTTAGTAGATGAATTAATGAACATGTGTAAAGAAATATTTACAGAAGAATGGTTAGATAGAGCACCTGTGTTGGGTAATATGTGGGCTAACATAAATCCTAAAGAAGGATTAAACCAACCACACGTACATCCCAATTGTTTATTCTCAGGAGTGTATTATGTTAAATCTAATCCACAAGCTGGAAGACTTAAGATATATGACCCGAGAGCAGGGGTACAACTAGTAATGCCCACTAGAAAAGAAGGACAACCTCCTAGACATTTATGGAGGGACGCAAATCTTGACCCATTTCCAGGACGTATCATAATGTTTCCAGCGTGGCTCTGGCATGCGGTTGAACCCAATGAATCCAATGATATAAGAATATCAGTGAGTTTTAATTTTATACAACAAGGTTTTTAATGACAGGTTTAATTTATAAAGAAGTTGACGCCAAAGATATTACACATTTGACAAGACCAGAGTTTATCAATGGACAAGAAAACAAATTTAATAAAGCCCTTAGACAATCTGTTTCTCTTAATGGTTTAAGAGATCCTGTATACATTAATCAATTAGCCGACGGTACACTCAAAGTAACGGTGGGCAATAACAGAATGGTGATCGCTAAAGAACTAGGAATAGAAAAAATTCCCTGTGTGATAAAATTACATAACCCTCAAAACAATGACTTAAAGGGAAGGGTGCTTAATACAGAAAAAGAGATAGAAGATTTATTTCACACTAAAGAAGGGTTAGAAATTAAAAAAGAGAAGGGCATTATATGTGAAGTAATGCCAAAGAATTATCAAAAACATGGCAAACTTTAATAAATATCAGGTCATTAAAAAAGCAATTAGCTACGAGCTAGCTAACTTTATCTTTAACTATTTCTTATTGAAGAGGGATGCGGTTAAATTTATGTACGATAATAACCTGACTTATGACAATGGGACGTTGGGCACATGGACCGATAAACAGATACCTAATACATTTTCTTGTTATGCCGACAATGTAATGGAGACCCTCTTAGTTAAAGTCCTACCGATCATGGCCCAGGAAACAGGGCTAGAATTAATTCCCACCTATTCATATGCTAGACTCTATAAAAAAGGAGATATATTAAAGCGCCATAAAGATAGGCCGAGCTGTGAAATCTCTACGACAATTCATTTAGGAGGAAACCCATGGCCTATATTTATTGATGGGACTGGAGCGAATAATGTTATCAATGAGGAACAAAATTTAATCAAACCCAATGCTCCTCCAGGCACTAAAGTCATACTTGATGTTGGAGATATGTTGGTATACAGTGGATGCGAATTAGAGCATTGGAGAGAACCGTTTGAAGGAGACGTGTGTGGACAAGTCTTTCTTCACTATAACCATGTGAATGGTCCTTTTGCTGAAAAGAACAGGTTCGACAGAAGGCCAATGTTAGGTATTCCTCCAATAAGGAATACATAATATGGAGTTATATGCTACAAAAATTAGGGTTCCTACCAGGATTCAACAAACAAGTCACAGAAACCGGAGCTGAAGGCCAATGGTTTGACGGGGACAATGTCCGATTTAGATATGGTACTCCTGAAAAAATAGGAGGTTGGCAACAGTTAGGGGCTGATAAATTAACTGGTGCAGGAAGGGCGCTTCATCATTGGGATGATAACGCTGGTATTAAATACGCAGCTATCGGAACTAACAGAATTTTATATGTTTATTCAGGGGGTATATTCTATGACATACACCCTATCAGAACTACACTAACAGGCTGTACTTTCACAAGTACCGGTTCTTCAACAGAAGTCACTGTAACAGCAACCGGAGCTACTGGCTTAAATGATGGTGATATCGTTCTGTTTGATGCTGTCAGTGGTCTTTCAGGATCCACTTTTACTAACGCAGATTTTGAAGATATAAAATTTATGGTAGCGTCCGTACCTACGGCCACTACTTTTACCATTACAATGGATACAGCGGAAGCACTAACACCTTTATCGTTAAGTGGAGATGCTTCTGTTTTATGTTATTATTCAGTAGGACCCGCTAAACAATTAGGGGGTTATGGTTGGGGAACCGGTTCATGGTCTGGAACGTCTCCAGGTCCCGCAACTACTACATTAGGCGCTGACATTGCAGATACAAGCACGACAAATATTACCTTAACCAGTTCAGCAGCTTTTCCTACTTCAGGAGAAATTAGAGTAGGAACAGAGGATATTTCTTTTACCGCTAACAATACCGGCACGGGAGTTTTAAGTGGAGGGGCGCGAGGAGTAAACGGAACCACAGCACAAGACAGTTCTTCTTCCCCATCCACTCACAGTTCCGGAGATACGGTAACCAATATCACTGACTATGTTGCATGGGGAGAGGCTTCTTCTGCAGACTTTACTATTGATCCAGGCTTATGGGTTCTGGATAACTATGGAACAAAATTAATAGCATTAATTTATAATGGCTCATGTTTTGAATGGGATGCAACCGGCTCTACTTCTACAAGAGCCACACGGATAGCTAATACTCCCACGGCATCGCGTCACGTATTAGTATCTACACCCGACAGGCACTTAGTATTTTTTGGAACCGAAACAACTATTGGATCTGGCGGAACACAAGATGACATGTACATCCGATGGTCTAACCAAGAAGAGATTACGGGTACTGATTCTTATACAGTCACAGCTACCAATACGGCCGGCACACAAAGACTTGCAGCCGGCTCGGTAATTATGGGAGCCAAGAGAGGTCGGGACGCCATTTATGTATGGACCGATACTTCTTTATTTTTAATGAGATTCGTAGGACAACCTTTTACTTTCTCCTTTGAGCAAGCAGGAACTAACTGCGGTCTTATAGGAAAGAATGCATGTGTAGAAGTTGATGGTACATCTTACTGGATGTCTGAAAATGGTTTCTTTATGTACGATGGTCAGCTAAAATCAATGCCATGTTTGGTAGAAGACTTTGTTTATGATGGACTTAATTCAACTCCTAAAGACTTAATTAACTGTGGACTGAATAATTTGTTCGGAGAAATTCAATGGTTCTATTGTAGTACAGGTTCCGAGGTAGTGGATCGAGTAGTGACCTATAGCTATGTAGAATCAAAAATGTATAAACGACCTATCTGGACGACAGGTACCTTAGACAGGACTGCATGGTCCGATTCATCAGTATTTAATAAACCTCATGCATGTAACTATGATGATAGCGATAATGCATCGTTTGATGTTACCGGCAATACAGACGGTATTACTGTATACTATGAACAGGAAACAGGGACCGATCAAGTAGATACGGGTGGAGTCATTACTGCTGTACTTGGAAGTATTCTTTCAGGTGATTTTGATATTACTCAGAAACGAAGCTCTCAAGGACAGATGATAGGCGCACCTGACCTTAGAGGAGATGGTGAATACATTATGAAGATAAGAAGATTTGTACCGGATTTTATTACTCAGACGGGAGACACCCAAATAAGTTTAATTACTAGAAATTTTCCAAACGACAGTGCTACTACAACCAGCTTTACAATTACATCCGCTAGTGATAAGGTCGACACTCGCGTCAGGGCCAGATCAATCGCGCTTAAGATAGCTAACACTTCATCTGCAGAGAATTGGAAATTAGGAACTTTTAGATTAGACATACAACCAGACGGGAGAAGAGGATAATGGTCGCATTTT